GCCACGCAGATGGCCGACGTGGAGAAGGTGATGGCCGGCGGATTAGCCGACATGACCTGGACAGACCCTCCCTACAATATCGACTACGAAGGCAGGACAAAGAAGAAGCTCAAGATCCAGAACGATAAGCTCGGGAGTAAGTTCTACGACTTCCTGCGCGATGCTTCGGCGAACATGCTGGCGGTCACAAAGGGCGCGATCTACATTTGCATGTCGTCGTCGGAGTTGCACACGCTTCACCAGGCGTTCATTGAGGCGGGCGGCCATTGGTCGACGTTCATTATTTGGGTCAAGAACCATTTCACGTTGGGTTGGGGCGACTACCGGCGTCAGTACGAGCCGATGCTCTATGGTTGGCGCGAGGGCAGCACGCACTTCTGGTGTGGCGACCGGAACCAGGGCGACGCGTGGATGGTGAATCGGCCCGTAGCTAACCGCGAGCATCCCACGATGAAGCCGGTCGAACTGGTGGAACGCGCGATCCGGAACAACAGCAAGAGCCGGGACACGATCCTCGACCCGTTCGGTGGTAGCGGGACCACGATCATAGCGTGCGAGAAGACCGGGCGCCAGGCGCGCGTTATCGAGTTGGACCCGAAGTATTGCGACGTGATTGTACGGCGCTGGCAGGCGTTCAGTGGTGCGGTGGCGCGGCACGCGGAATCCGGGCTCGCGTTCGACGACGTAGCGAAGCCGGCAGTGAATTAAAAAAGCCGCCCGTTTCCGGGCGGCCAATTGGAGGCTGGCGTGCATCAATCGGCGATCCGATATCGGCGCTCTCCATCCTCACCCTTGGTGCTCTCGACCTTGAGTCCCATCTTCTTGGTTATGGTCCCGCTGATGAAGCCGCGGATGCTATGGTTCTGCCAGTCGGTGGCCTTGGCGATCTCGGCTAGGGTCGCGCCCTGCTCGCGGCGCAGCAGATCCAGGACGATCGACTTCTTGCTACCCTCTCGCGCCGTGGGGGCGGCCTCCGGGGCGGTGGTTGCCTTGCTCGACCGCTTGGCCTTGGGCGCAACGTCGGCCGCCGGGGGCGCAGCAGGCGCGAGTTTCTGTACCGCCAGCCAGATTCGGTCGACCGCCGTCTTGCGGTCCGTGAACTTCTTGACCGGCTTGAGGTCGCCAAAGGGAGCCACGCCGGCGAAGCCGTTCCAGATCTCCACCAGCCGTCCCGTGGTCCAGTCGGCGGCCAGTTTCGCCAGTTCCTTCTGGCTAATGAAGGCCATCGCGCCCAAAGCCATCGTGTCCTGGGCTGCCTCGGGTGTGGCAAAGGCGGTGATGTTGTTGTCGGTGCTGATCGTAAAAGTCGTCATGGTCGTTTCCTTTCTATTGCTCGTTTGCGGGGCGGCGCAGGCGGGCAGCCCCTCGGATGCGAACCTCGCGTCCGGTTGCCAGATTGGTTCCGTACCAGCCGCCATAGGGCGACTCGCGAGTGATGCGCACCTTGGCCAGTACGCCACTCACCTTCGCGATGTAAGTCGATCCGATCTGTACGTCCCGTTTCTTCATGGCACCTCGATTCATCACTCAGGTCGCCACGGACATCAAGCGGAATGTTCGAGTTTCGCGAAGAAAGATGCGCTGCCCGAATGGAAGGCGAAGGTGGGGACTCGCTAATGGGCATCTCGATACGCGCCTATGCCCGGATGCGCGGCTGCGCGAAGTCTGCGGTTGAGAAAGCGATCAAGACGAAGCGGATCACCACGCTGCCGGATGGAACCATCGATCCAGCAAAGGCAGATCAGGAATGGGCGAAGAATACCTTCGCCGGGCACACGCTGAACCGGGCGCAGGCCAGGCCGACGCCGCGACCTGCTCCAGCGCCGCCGCCGGAAGCCGCGCCATCGTCAGTGTCCGGAGATCCAGTCGCGGCGTATCTGCGTGCGCGGGCCGTCAACGAAACGTTCAAAGCGAAGGTCTCGCAGATGGAATATGAGGAACGCGCCGGCAAGTTGATGCCCGCGGCACGCGCATCGGAATACGCGGCGACGTTCTCGGCCATCGTCAAGGACGGACTGATGGCAATGCCGGATCGGCTATCGCCGATGTTAGCCGCGGTGGATGACGAGAAGGCGATTCACCGAATGATGGTGGCGGAGGTTTCGGCTCTACTAAAGAAGGTCAGCAAGGCAGTCGCGGACGCAGGCCTCTAATATGCAGCCGTTCTCCATACATGAAGTGGGCGCCGCAGCGATGCTGCCACCGCGCGAGATCACGGTCTCGCAATGGGCCGACGAGAACCGTGTGCTTACGGGTGGCGCGGCAGCGGAGCGTGGCCAGTGGCACACCCGGCCCTACCAGCGTGAGCCGATGGATGTGCTCAGCCCGAGCCATCCGTGCCGGCAAGTGGTGCTGTGGTCGGCCGCGCAGTTGCTGAAGACCGAAACGCTGCTGAACTTCCTCGGGTTCATCGCCGATATCGATCCGGGCCCGGTACTGCTGGTTGAGCCGCGCGCCGAGGATGCGAAGGCGCTTTCAAAGGACCGCGTGTCGCCCATGTTCCGCGCCACGCCCACGCTGCGTGGGAAGATCGCGCCGGTCAAGTCGCGCGATTCCAGCAACACGACGTTGCACAAAGTGCTGGCCAACGGAGCCGGGCATATTACTTTTACTGGAGCGATCTCTCCGTCCGGCCTGGCTATGCGGCCGATCCGATATCTGCTGCTCGACGAAGTAGACCGCTATCCAGCCAGTGCCGGCAGCGAAGGTGATCCAACGGGTTTGGCCATACAGCGCACGGCGGAGTTCGCGCACAACAAGAAGATCGTCATGGCGTCCACGCCGACGATCAAGGGTGTCAGCCGCATCGAACTCGCATGGCTCGAAAGCGATCAGCGGGATTACTTCGTGCCTTGTCCCAAGTGCGGCCATCACCAAGTACTGGGCTTCGGCGATGGAACTGGCCCCGGATTGGTCTGGCCTGAGGGCAAGCCCGACGAAGCCTTGTACCGCTGCGCCGACTGTCAGGAGTTGATTCCCAATCACCAGAAGGCCTGGATGGTAGAGCGCGGTGAGTACCGCGCCGCAAATCCAACATCGCTGATTCCAGGCTTCCGAGTTTCGCAGTTGATCTCGCTGAAGAAGTCCTGGGGAGAGATCGCGGTTGAGTTTCTGGCAGCGAAGAAATCGCCGGAGACGCTGAAGGCGTTTAAGAACACAGTCCTCGCGGAACTGTGGGAAGAGAAGCACGAGGTCCCCACGGATGCACATGCCCTGTGGAACCGTTGCGAGCCGTTCGAAGCGGAAGTGCCCGAGGGAGTCGCGCTGGTTACTGCCGGCGTGGACGTACAGGCTGACCGGCTGGAATTGGAAATCGTGGGATGGGGGCGCGATGAAGAATCCTGGTCGATTGCTTATCATGTTATCCCTGGCGATGTCACGCGCAATGAGGTGTGGGAGCATCTCGAAGGCCTGCTCCTATCTGAGTATCTGCACGCCTCGGGCCTGCCGATGCGCATCGTGGCTTCATGTATCGACTGCGGGTTCAAGGACGCCACCGTTCTGCATTTCACGCGCGATCGCTACAACCGTCGCGTATATGCCACGAAGGGCCGCGCGGGCGAGTCGCCGATCTGGCCGCGCAAGCCGAGCCGGAAGAATCAGACGCCGTTCTTCATGATCGGCGTGGATGCGGCGAAGTCGGCGCTCTACGACCGGTTGAAGATCGGAAAGCCGGGGTCGGGCTACTGCCACTTTCCTATTGGACGCGATCTGGAGTACTTCGAGCAGTTGACCGCGGAAAAGAAGTTCACCCGCTATCACAACGGGTTTCCCAAACAGGAATGGCGCAAGCCGTCCAACGCCAGGAATGAAGCTCTCGACGCACGGAACTACGCTTACGCCGCGCTCTACGCTCTCTACGCGAGCGGATTGAAGCTGGCGGCGCATTGCGAACGCTTCGCGCGGATGGTCGAGACACGACGGGGAGGGAGCCAGACGGCAACTCCGGTGGCGCCGAAAGACCGTGGTGCCGAATCGCGATCTCCTGCTCCGGTAGAACGCGACGAAGCTTGGGTTCCCCGCCGTGATTGGTTCGGAAGGAATTGATATGGCTCTATCGCTTCAACAGTTACAGGCGAACCTGGACGCCGTTAACCAGTCACTTGGCAATCCGACGTTGAAGGTTCGATTCCCGGATGGCCGCGAGGTGACCTACCGCTCGGTGGACGAACTACGCAAAGCTAAGGCGGAGATCGAAGAAGACATCCGCGAGGCCAGCGGTCAGACCGGCAGCCGCGTCCGCTTTGCACAGCATCAACGCGGCGATGGGCCCACGGGGCCGAATCTCTACGACTGGTGGTGAGGGCTATGGTGAACTGTCCACATTGTGCGGACCTGGCGGTCGAGATGGCTGCCCTACGAACCGTTGTTGAGCGTCTGGAAAAGACGCTGATGGGTAACGGTCAGCCCGGCCGGTGCGCGGCGCATAGCGTACGGATCGCGGGCCTCGAGCGATGGCGTGCCTGGATCACGGGCGCGCTCGCCATCATCGGCATTCTCTGGGTGGCCGCCGTAACGATCTTCGGAGCGGTAGTGGTCGAGCACTTGAAGCGTTAAGCAGCCATCCATGAATCTTCTCGACAAGGCCATCAGCGTGGTGGCGCCGCGTGCGGCATTTCAACGTGCGCGCAGTCGCGTGGCGCTGGAACTGACCACCGGCTATCTGCAGCGGCACGCTGAGCGATTCCGGTACGAAGGCGCCACCGCTGGCCGGCGTGCCTATGGCTGGTACGCCGCATCAACCGACGCCAACGTCGAGTTGATGGGGTCGCTCATTTGGCTGCGCAACCGCAGCCGCGATCTCATCCGCAACAATCCGTATGCGGCGCGCGCAGTCGAGGAGTTGGCCGGCAATGTTGTCGGGACCGGCATCGTGCCGAAGGCAAAGACCGGCAATGCCGGCATCGATAAGGTC